ACATCTTGTGATGTTGATAATGAACCTGTGATTTGTTGACTACCACTTACAATTAATGAACCTGTTATGTTCATTGAACCAGTAACATCAATATTAACAGACTTAATTGGTGCAAAGAAAGTAATTGAAGATGTATTAAAATCTGCAATATGTGTATTAGCGTTTGAATTTATAATTACATAATCACCTGCACCATTTACTGCGGTACTAATCCAACTATTATCATCATTTGCTGGTCCATAAAATCTTATGATTGAACTTGATACCATACCAATAAATGATGGGTCACCAACTGGTGGTGTAATAAAATAATGACCTTTAGTATTATAAGTTACACCATTGTTATATACCGCACCATTAAATATTGTGTCATTTGCGGTTGTTATTGAACCACTAAATGTTTGTGAACCTTGAAATATGTTTGAACCTGTTGTTGCAAATGAACCCGTGTTTATTGATACACTTGGTGCATAAGATGCAGATACCGCATTCTGTGCTTGTGATGAACTTATTGCAAATTGACTAAATGAACTACTTACAGCAAAGTCACTGAATGAACCACTTATTGTATTTTGTGAGAATGAAGCTGAAGTACTATTCAATGAATAACTTGAACTTGTACTATTGTTTGCGTATGATGATGATACTGTGTGAGTTGCTTCCGACGCTGACAATGCATTCTGTGCAAAACTTGCACTTGTACTATTGTTTGAATATGAACTACTTACAGCATTCTGTGCTTGTGATGCACTTACCGCATTAGCTGCTTGACTTGAACTAATTGATGTTTGTGCAAATGACGATGAAGTTGAGTTAGTTGATTGTGATGCACTTAATGCATTAGTTGCAAATGATGCTGTACCTTGTAAGTTACCAAAGAAACCTAATGATGATGTTGTTGCACCTGTAACATTTAAGTTACCTAATGGGATATTAACTACACCATTTAATGTTTGTGTGTCACCTGCTTCATCTCCCAATATGTTTGAACCACTTGAGAATATAACAGATGATGTTTGATATACTGTTTGTAGGTAAGTAATTGATGCAGACAATGCTGTGATTGAACCTGTAACAATTAAACTTCCTGATATTGTTTGTAGACCTTGAAATACGTTTGAACCTGTTGTTGCAAATGAACCTGTATTAGTTGTGTCAGGTGCAAAAGATGCTGATAATGCTTGTGTTGCGTATGATGCTGTTCCAAATAAAGAACCTGTAATACCTTGACTTGCAGATATTGGCATACTTGCCGCAATTACATTTGCTGCGGGACTTACATTTAATTTAGTTACACCAGTATTATCTTCAACACTAAATGAGTTACCTCTAAATCTTTGACTAGCACCACTTACATATAATGCATCAGTACCAGCATAAAATATATTTTGTTGACCAATAAAGTTATTTGAACCTGTGGTTGCGTAACTACCTGTTGCATTAATTAATGAATTAACTTTACTATCATTACTACTTGTATATGAATTGAATGAACCTGTATCTAATTTAGTATTAACTGAACTTGTTGTTGCAAGTCCTGCAATTGTATTGTTCTGATTTAAATCAGTTAATGCTATGCTTTGCGATACCGCAGCCAGCGATGAAGTAGTAGCATAAGAACCAGTAGCACTAATAAGTGAGTTAACTTTATTGTCATTGCTTGATGTATATGAATTGAATGAAGATGTTAATGTATATGAGTTTAAGGATGATGTGGTTGCAAGTGAACCAGTGATTCCCTCAATTGAAGTTAGTCTATTGTTTTGTGCTAAGTCGGTTGTTGCTATTGAACCTGATAATGTTGTTAATGAACTTGTAGTTGCATAACTTCCTGTTGCCGCAATTAATGAATTAACCTTACTATTGTTTGAAGATGTATAGGCATTGAATGATGCGGTACTTACCAATGAACCAGTATCTGCTTGAACAGGTAATCCATTTACAGTAAATGAACCTGAAATATTAACAGATGATGTTGATATTTGGAGAGGTAAGTTATTCCCCAAACCATCCTGAGTGTACTGTAATGTACTAGTAACTCCTGTGGCTGAGTTTGCAAGTTTGATTAATCCCTGATAGGATTCACTTACGTATAAATTAGTTAATTGTCCCATATATAAGTATATATTTGTGTTTGTTTAAGTGTTTTTCCATTTATCATTTACGTCTTTCCATAACTCATTTAATTCTTCCCAAGTTAAATTAGTGAATGGTAATTCAGGAAGTACACAACGATTATAGTCAAATTTCTGTTGGATGCTAAATGTCATTGTCCATCCCCCAAGTATTGTTTCTGTTTCTTCTAACCAAGGTTCAAGTGCTGAATCCCAATCAGCGTCGTAGTCAGATAAATATGCGTAACTAAATAAGTCTTTCATAATTTCTAATGTATCTGATAGTACATCTTGTTGATTTGATAAGTCATTCTCAATCCTATCACAACATATAACTTTCCAAGTTACGTGCATATGGTTAGGACTAAGTCTTGTATTATCAGGTACAAAATATAATCTTGGATATAATGGTTCAACCTTTGTTTTTATATCATTGGTAAGTTGTGTATAATCCCCAAATCCAAAACTTCTAATCTGTGCGTGACCATTAGCAAAACTTCTCCAATCTGATATTACTTGAAAGTAACTTGAGAATGATTCATCTTGTGGGAAACTAAATGTATCGGGAACAACACAAGAGTTATAATCAAATGGTGCAACCATACTAATCTGTAATGTCCATCCACCTAATATTGTTTCAAACCTTTCTTGAAATGGAACTAAGTTAGGTTCCCACTCTCCTTGAATTATACGTGCAAAGTTACCTTGTTGTGCTGTATATGATTGATAGAATATGGTCCAAACATCTTTGGCTGTCTCCATTGTATCAGACATAATATCCTCCAAGTTAGATAAGTCATCTTCAATTCTGTCCATTATGATAATGTCAAAATTATAATGTATCTCATTTTGATTTAATGTGACCTGACCAGGAACCACATACATTCTTTCATACTGTGGTTCCTGTTTTGTTTCAATGTCATTCGTACATTGCGTTATATCTCCGAACCCAAAAGACTTAATCTGTGGATTATGGTAAGCAATACTGCTGAAATAGGTCAATATCTGTTTATAATTTATGTTCATTCCCTAATATTAAATATAAAATTGTTCATAACGTGTTCTGAAATTATCCTTTTTGTTGTGCTTTTTTCTGTAACCTTATTAATTCTTTGTCTTTTTCAATGAGGTAGCTGAGTTGGTTGAGTATTTCAATAACGCTTTTTGTGATAATATCATCGTGTCTTGTAACATCATCAATTGCAACTCTATTGAGAACTGAGAACCATCCAAATGTTTTTTCGAAAGTAGTAACCATAGTTTCTTCCTGTTCCTCCAAGCGAACTTTATCCCATTCCATTCCATCTTCATCCTCTGTATCAAAGATATTGGGGTAAAGTTTGAAAAGTTCTTTGCGAATTGAATAAAAAAAAACTGAGCACCTAAAGCATACTCCACATCTAATTTCTCTTTGAACAATTCGGCTCGTTCTTCCATAGTTTCCTGATTGTATTTCTCAATCGTAAACTTGTGACTTGATTTGGATTTAATGATTGGTCTGTATAAGATTGCTGTAATGATATGAATATAGTCAATCATCTCCTCAGGTTTCTTGGTCATCAATGTATCTAAGTCAGCATACTCACCAAAGCTCATCTTCTTCCATTCAGGAATAAATCCATACTCAATACCATCCAATGTAAACCTATCTGAGAACGCAGGTTTCTCAACAGGGATTAGTTTCATTAACTGATTGGTAATGAATTGTATTTCATCACGAGGTGCAGCATCCAAATCTTTTACATCTGCACCAGTCATTATGTTAATTAACTTTGTTGCAAAGTACTCATCCTCAAATAATCCTTTAATCTTGAATATCTTTACGTAGTTACCAATAGATAAAACGTGTGGTATTTTATATTCAATCCCGTTTAATTCAAATTTTATATTTCTCATATTATGCAAATGCAATGGCATATCGGCCAGTCGATTTTAAATTCTTTATTTCGTAATACATCCTCATCATAAATGCATCAGATAAATCGGGTGATTTACCGAGTATCTTCTTCATCTCATCTTTGGACATTACTGCAACCTTATTATCTTTATCTATATCTTTTAGCTTGACAGCTAATAGTTCTTGTGTTAGTTCATCAACTACTGATGGTTCCATTATATTAATACTAATCTTACCATCTTTAAATAGTTCAGATAATTTAACATAACATTGGGACTTTAGATTGATGAAGTTCTGTTCGTGTAATGCTTTAGAATTGTTCACAAAGTTGGTTCCTCTAATCTGATCTGCTACTCCACCACCAACGCCATCACTATCCACAATTACATTTGTAGGATGGATTCCGTACATTCTCATTATATCCGTTATTTCGGTAGATAATTCTGTGGTTGATAGTTTGGTATAGACTTTAACTTCTAATGCAACCAGTCCACTCCAAACCACTACTACGGACCTGTCACCACCAAACCTTGCTACGTCAACTGACAAATATTTCTTATCATCTCCTTGTGGAATGTTTTTAAATACTGATGATGATATGTGGTCAAAGTTAAATAGACTATCATCCTCTTCCATATAGTTCCAATCTCCTTCAAGTAGTCTTCGTCTTTGTGCTGGTGGTAATGACCTTAACATCTCAATGTAAGATGGTGGTAAGTGAGGATTGTCTAATGGTAATGCTGGTATGAATGCTTTGTCAACTGTCAAGGTTCCCTGTATATATGGAATGTAAAACTCTTTCTTCAACCATACTTGACCAGGGTTACAAGTCATTAACATCTTTGGTTCTAATTTATACTCTGTTAGTTTAAATCTTATACGTGATTTGAGTATGTTATATGCTAAGTAACTAATCTGTGCTGCTTCATCAATGAAACAAGCTGTAATCTCAATACCTCCTAATGAATCAAAGTTGGGGTCTGATGGTTGGAATTGTAAGTCCTTTAATATAATCTCAGACTTATTGTTAAATGTTATTACATTGGATTGTCCATTGTAGACATAGTGTTCCCCTGATTTTAATCCCATCTGTTGTAGAACCTCAAACAAAGTATTAAGGGTTGTTAGTTTTAATTGTTGTAATACTGTTCTACCAATTAAACATCTAATACCATTATACTTTAAACAAAGTGTTGTAACCCATAGACAACCTAACCAAGACTTTCCTGCACCAGCTGAACCTCCGTATAAAACAATATTCGTTTTATCATCCATCAAGAGTTTCCACGCTTGAGATTGTTTCTTTGTTAGATTAATATCTATTTCCATAATCTATCTTTGGTCATCTGTATATATTGTTCTGATATATCTATCCCAATATAGTCCATATTATTTCTTTGTGCTACCACCCCTGTGGTCCCTGACCCATTGTAACAATCAAGTATTAGTCCACCTTCAGGACAAGAACTTCTTACTATGTTCTCCACTAACTCCTCAGGGAATGGTGCAGGGTGTGGATTGTTCTTCTCCTTATTTATTCTCCATATACTTTTCTTATGTGTAGCAAGGGACTTGTTGAAGTAAGGGATACTATCCCAACTCTTCTTAATCCAAAATATCCATTCAGTTGTTGGTAAGAAATAACTCTTATCTAACTTTGGTGTGTTACCTCTGTCCCAAACTATAACTTGTTTAACATTATATTCATACACATATGATGGATGAATTGTATTATGTTTGTGAAGTATGTCTATGTGGTTATAGAAGATGGACCCTGTGGGTTTAATAACTCTCACCAGTTCATCTAATATTTCCTTTTGAGTACGAATGTACTCCTGAGGTTCTAACGTGTCTGAAAACGTATCGTATGTAATAATACGTTTACCTTTCTGATTCCTGTTCCTCAACCAATAGTTCTTATTGTATGGTGGTGACGTGACAACAAGGTCCACAGAATTACTTTCTATCTTCTTTAACTCCTCTAAACTATCTCCTTGTATTATCTGCATAGTCAAAAACGAAACATTACTAACGTTATTAGTAAATTTTTTTAGTCCTCTGTTATATTAATATTAATTGATATGGGTTGTCCACCTGAAGTTAAATCTATCTTCTTTGGAGATTCCATACCTAATATCTTTGTTATGTCCCTTAGAACTTCTGATTCAACCCTACGATTACCTGATAGTCTACAACGATTTAGAAGGTCATACAGACGATTTAATTGTTCGGATAGTATTTCCTCTTGGTTCTGTGCGTATCGTTCCTTTAAACGGGTCCTAACGTCCTTCCAATAGTTCTCTGCCATCCTGACAGTTATGTTCATTTCCTTTGAGAACTGATTCTTAAACTCATCATATGATTTTTTATCATATAACATTAGTTCAAAAGCACGATTCATTCTCTCCTCGTACTCTAATTCATTTACTTTAGTTTCTTTTGCCATTATAATGATTTTATATAATTTCCAAACTTATTTGCTTGATTTGATGCACATCCACCACAGTTAAACAAAAACTCCTCACCGAATAAGAACATATATACTTTATTGATAATTTCTTTCTTATCTTCTTTTACTCCACCATATGATGTTAGTTCCTCATACGCTAATCTAATTTCTTGTTGTGTTGGTATATATGTTTCATCTACTAATAGTTGAGGTAGTTCATTTAGTTCTTCCTTCTTCTTCTTACAAGATGTACATCCCCTTTTCTTTTTGCCAGGGTTTTCAATTGCTTCCTTCCTTAATTTTTCCAATCTTTCTTTTGTTTCCATATTATTAATTTACGCATTGTTTTTACCTGCGTATAATCTCATCATCTCAATCTTCTTATTAAGATTCTCATCCGCATTATCCATTTCTTCTTTGGTGAACTTCAAATCAGGATATTGTTTATTTAATTTTTTCAGGGTATTTTGTTTTATCATTTCAATTTTCTTATCTGATAATCTATTAAACGCCCTTCTTTCTCTTCTATTCATACTTCTGTGTTTGTCTGTGTTTTACTTCCGACTTTGTCCCCACCATTCCATTTTCTTAACTCATCGTTTAGATAATCTTCTTGTGTGTATGGTCTTATCTCATCTATATTATTGTACCAATCTATTTCTTCTTTTGGTAATTCTACTATTGGTGGTGTTACTAATACTTTCTTTTTCCCGCAATTGCATCCCATATATATTATTTTTTATATCCGTATAGAACACCTTGATAATCAATATCTAAATGTTCAAACTTATAATACTCCAATTCAAATCCTGCTTCTCTTAGTTTATGTTCACAAGAGATTAGACAAGATAGGTTATGATATTCAATTCCAATTTCTTGGACTGATTCTAAATAAGATACATCCAATGCATTAATAAGTATCTCACTACCTTCAATATCCATCTTTACCACTTCAGGTTTATAGTAACCTAAGTATAACTCAAACTTTTCAATCCTATCTACCATATCCATTATT